TCTATAAAGCCCCTACTCCTCCCGATAGGACTTTACCTCACGCCTTACCTAGCCCCCACCGGAACTCCACTGGTGGGGGTTTTTTCTTAGGCTTGCCGTACAACATGATGATGTGTATATTACGCACAAGAGGTACCATATGGCCGGACTGACACTGTTACGCGTAGTTGATAACGCCACTCTTGATCGTAATGAGCAAGAGCGGGTTGATCGTGAGCTACAGGCACGGCAGAACGATCCGTTTATATTGGGTATGACGGCGTATCTACGTCAGTGTTGGGACGCAGCACGCATCGCCAAAAAACCTATTGAGCACATAATGTTGAGAGCCATGCGGCAGCGTAATGGCCAGTACGAAGCGGATAAGCTGAAGGCGATAAACTCGCAGGGCGGGTCTGAAGTATACATGATGCTCACTGAGGTGAAGTGCCGGGCCGCCGAGAGCTGGCTGCGGGACATCATGCTCGACCAAGGTATGCCCCCGTGGGATTTGAACCCGACGACGATCCCTGACTTGCCGCCGGACACCGAGATGGAAATCCAGAAAGAGTTCTCGGCCAAAGTCATCGAGCTGCTGCAGACGCGGGGGCAGGCCCCCACGGAAGCGGAGATGGCCGAGCTGCGCGAGATGGTGTCCCAAGATTTCAGGTTCCGTCTACTGCAGGAATCACAAAACCGCGCCGATCGCATGAAGCACAAGATCGAAGACCAGTTCGAGCAGGGCGGCTGGGGCGACGCCTTCAACGAGTTCGTCACGGATATCGTCACATTCCCCGCGGCGTTCCTGAAAGGACCTGTCGTCCGGCGTCAGCGCGTGCTCGGGTACAGCAAAGCACCAGACGGCTCGACTATAGTCGAAGCGACAGAGCGTTTGGGCCCAGAGTTCGAGCGGGTTGACCCGTTCCGCATATATCCGGAGCCGGGTGTCCGCCACATCAACGACGGATACCTGTTTGAACATCACCACATGAGTCGCATGGAGCTGGCTGACCTTATTGGTGTGCCGGGTTACGACGATGAGGCCATACGCAAGGTCCTTGAGGTCGGCAACGGCCAGTCTTGGATCAATGAGGACGTAGAGCTGCAGAAAGAGGAGCAAGAACGCCTCTTTTATGCGTACAATTCACCCACTGAAATGTACGATGCGCTTGAATTTTGGGGTAAAATCTCCGGAAAAATGCTCCGTGAGTGGGGTTTGAGCGAAGAAGAAGTGCCTGATGAGGCCCGCGAATACGACGCGAATGCGTGGATTGTGGGTAGTTATGCCATCAAAGTGGTGCTGAATTACGACCCATTAGGTGAAAAACCCTATGCAAAAACGTCGTTTATCAAGCAGCCGGGCGCATTTTGGGGTAAAGCAATCCCCGAGATCATCGAAGATGTGCAGAACGTATGCAACGCAGCGGCTCGTTCGCTCGTCAACAACATGGCTATCGCGTCCGGTCCGCAGGTGGAAGTCAACCTTGAGCGTATCCCGCCCAACGAAGACATCACACAGATGCAACCATGGAAAATTTGGCAGGTGACCAATGACCCGTTGGGTTCGAGCGCACCTGCTGTTCGGTTCTCGCAGCCTGACTCTCGTGCCAACGAGTTGATGGGTGTGTATGACCGGTTCTCGCGTTTGGCGGATGACCACAGCGGTATCCCGGCCTATATCTACGGCGACACCAACGTGCAGGGCGCTGGGTGCACAGCCTCGGGCCTATCCATGTTGATGGGGTCTGCGGGTAAGGGTATCCGGCAGGTCGTGATGCACATCGACTCCGACGTGATCCACCGTATCGTCAAGCGGCAGTTCCTGTACAACATGCGGTACGACCCAGACGAATCCATCAAGGGTGACGTAGAGATTGTACCGCGCGGCGCGATCAACCTCGCTGTCAAAGAGACTGTCAACGTACGGCGCGTGGAGTTCCTAAACGCCACAGCCAACCCGATCGACATTGAGATCATCGGTTCCGGCGGCCGGGCAGCTCTGCTGCGTGAAGTCGCTAAGGGCTTGCAGATGCCGGTCGATGAAATTGTACCGTCGCGTGAGAAGATGGCTCACCAGCAGAAGACGCAGGCTTCGCTTGCTGCTGCTGAGGCCACTGCTCCGCAGGCACCCGGTAGGGCCCCGACTGAAACACTACCGGGCGGTATGCCCGCTGGTGGTCAGCAGGCCAACACCGTAATGAATCGCAGCACTGGAGGATCAGGATGAAGCGCCCTGACCCCGATGTAGTCAGAGCCGTGGCCATGGCGGCCCGCCAGTTCCCCGACTTCCCTAAATGGGTCGCGGAGTGGTACCGCCATGAGCTTGAGCAGCTACCCAGTGTTGGACAGAACGTGGCACTTGCACAGGGGCGGTGTCAGGTTTTGAAAGAGCTTCATGAGTTATTCGTAAAGTCCCCTGATATGGCGGCACAATCCAGACAAGGATAGCTGCGGATCACGCACACCGATGAGGAGCGTTCACTATGGCACTACCAGCGCAAGTTCGCAAACAGGCTGAGGCAGTTGACAAACTGTACAATGAACTCAATGAGAATGTAGTAGAGCAGGGCGGTGACGACACTGCCGAGGTTGTACAACAGGCCGTTGAGGATAATCGTACAGAAGATCAAGCCGACAACCGTGGAGGACAAGCACCCGCGCCCAAGGCGAAAGAGCAAGCTGAGGGCACAAAAGACGAAGACGAAACATACGAGCAGCGTTGGCGTTCCCTACAAGGGATGTACAATGCTGAGGTCCCCCGGCTCCACACTGAAAAGCGTGAGCTTGGTAAACGTGTTCAACAGCTTGAGCAGTTGATTACTTCTATGAACGCCGCTCCTGCTAAACAGCAGACCCCCGCTGAGAAGCTCATCACTGAGCAAGACGTGGAGGATTACGGCGAGTCTATTGAGGTGATGCGGAGAGTATTCCGCGAGGAGGCATACACGAAGGATGCCGAAATCGACGACCTCAAGAACTTGGTACGGCAGATGCAAGGCACCGTGGTCCCACAGGTCCACCAGCTATCGCAGAACCAAGCAGTATCAAACGAACAGCGTTTCTGGGCGGACCTACAGGCAGTAGTACCTGACTGGCAGGACGTTAACGGCGACCAAGGGTTCCAATCGTGGCTCCTTGAAACCGACCCGCTTACAGGTATTCCGCGCCAAACGTATTTGGACGACGCCCAGCGTAGTCTTGATGCTCGTCGTGTTGCGAATTTTTTCTCGTCTTGGAAGGGAATGTCTGGGGTACCGGAAGCTCGTACCACACGGCAGGCGACGTCTGCTTCTGAACTTGAGCGCCAAGTAGCACCCGGCAAAGGCCGTACTGGTAGTTCATCCACTCAGAGCGAACCGCGCACTTACTCGTCAGCTGACATCAAGACGTTCTTTGTCGATGTTCAGAAGGGTAAGTACAAGGGGAAAGAGGCCGAGCGTGACCGTATCGAACGTGACATTTTCGCTGCACAGCGGGAAGGTCGCATTGTAACCGCATAATGCAAGGAGTTAGGGTATGACTTATCCTGTCGCACCGGGCCGTCCGAACTATTCTGGGAACTTCATCCCAGAGATTTGGTCTGGCAAACTGATCGAGAATTTCTACGACGCCACAGTGCTCGCAGCAATCTCGAATACTGACTATGAAGGCGAAATTCGCAGCATGGGTGACACGGTCAACATCCGTACCCAGCCGAACATCACGATCCGTGATTACGTCAAAGGTCAGAACCTTGTCGTGGAGAACCCCGACAAGCCGAAGCTACAACTCGTGATCGACAAGGGCGAATACTTCTCCTGCGTTGAAGACGATGTCGATCGCATCCAGTCCGACGTTGGTCTGATGGATATGTGGTCGAAGGACGCTTCCGAGCAGATGAAGATCAAAATCGACCAGCGCGTGCTGACCGATATTCTGCCCGGTATCTCTGGTCTGAACAAAGGCGCAACTGCTGGCGCGAAGACTGAGTCGTTCAACCTCGGCACCACAGCGTCCCCGCTGTCTGTGTCCAAGGACGGCGCTGACTCGACTGTAAACATCCTCGACCTGATCGTCGATATGGGTACGGTTCTGGATGAAGCGAACGTTCCTGAGAGCGATCGTTATATTGTGATTCCCGCCAAAGCGGCTGGCCTCATCAAGAAGGGTGACCTGAAGGACGCTTCGCTTTCCGGCGACAGCACCTCCATCATCCGTAACGGGCGTCTTGGCATGGTCGATCGTTTCACGATCTACATGTCACACAACCTGTACGTCGATGCGGGCAAGTTCAGCGTTATCGCTGGCCATAAAGCGGGCTTCACCTTTGCATCACAGATGACAGAGATGGAAACCCTGCGTGCGCAGTCCACCTTCGGCAACATCGTTCGCGGTCTGCAAGTGTATGGTTATCAGGTCACCAAGCCTGAAGCTATCGCCCAGTCCGTCATCTCGTTCGCATAAGGAGGACTGACAATGGTCGCTTATACTGACTCTCTGGGGTTCGCAAAGAACTCCGCTGGCTTCCCAGCCAACTACACTGACCGCGTGAGCGTCGTCGAGATCGACCTCGACTTCGCCAAGATCGCTGCCGCCCGTGCCGCTGCTAGTGCAGCTGCTCTGGCAGCTACCGACACGCTGGTCATCGGTACGCTCCCCGTAGGCGCGTACGTGCTGTCCGCAGCTGTGACTGTTGTTCGTGCTGAAGGCGCAGCCGGTACTATTGACCTCGGTGTCACGGGTACCCCTGCTCTTTGGGGCAACGACGTCAGCCTGAACGCCGCTGTAGGTACAACTGCTGGTCTGACGACCGGCGCTTTGTACGCTGCGGCGGACACAGGCGTCCTGCTGACCATTAACACCAATGCCATTGATGCTGCACGCATCAAGGTGTCGTTGGCCGTGGTCAACATGGGTGCTGATCTGGGTACGATCGCAAACGTAACCTAAAACGGCGGGGCCCTTCGGGGCCCCTCCTCACCAACACGGATAGGGTCCGCACATGGCTACCAACCTTACTGGCAAAGTTATCAAAGACACCTACGAGCAGCTTCTGCACGTTGATGGCGGGCCTGCGGCTACTGAGAAAACCGTCTACAGCGCGAACGGCGTTGCAACGGCACTGAAAGTAGGAACCGGCTCTGTATCGGTCGATAACGTACGTATGTATGGCAACACCATCAATACGACAAACACAGACGGGGATTTGACGCTCGCGCCCGACGGCGCTGGAGCAGTCGTTATCCCGAAAGTAACATTTACTGACGCAGCGCAAGCCCGGACCGCACTGGAGCTCGGCACAGCGGCACTGGACGACACAGGTGACTTCGCCACGGCCGCGCAGGGCGTACTGGCCGACAGTGCTGTGCAGCCCGGTGACGTCGGTACGCTGGCGGCGCAGGACTCTGACAATGTCACCATCACAGGCGGGTCCATACAGGACGTGAACTTCACAGGGGCGTTCACGGGCATCACGTCGATCACATCACAGTCTATTAAAGTCACCGAAGATATTGGGTTCACTGCTGGCGCAGGCGGTACTGTCACACAGCTGACAGACAAAACTACGGGCGTCACCCTCAATAAGCCCAGCGGCCGGATCACGATGGCCACCACGGAGTTGTCGCGGAACTCTGGTGCGACATTCACATTGACCAACAGCTTCATAGCAGCGACCGATGTTGTGATCCTTAACATAGTTTCCGGGGCGACACCCAGCACGTACACCGCGACTGTCGATGCCGTGGCCGCCGGGTCCTGTGCGATCCATCTGCACAACCACTCCACTGGAGTGGACTACTCAGAGGCTGTGGTGCTGGGCTTTGTAATCATCAAGGGGGTTATCACGTAATGGCAAAAGACCCACGTCTGGAGCGAGCCGGGGTTACCGGGTTCAACAAACCCAAGCGCACGCCGAGCCACCCTACCAAATCCCACGTTGTTGTCGCTAAGAGCGGCGACGAGGTGAAGACGATCCGGTTCGGGCAGCAGGGCGTCAAAGGTTCGCCGGACGGCTCGAAGCGTAATGAAGCCTTCAAGGCGCGTCACGCGAAGAACATCGCCAAGGGTAAGATGTCCGCGGCATACTGGGCAGATAAGGTGAAATGGTAAGCCATACCCAAATCTTACCGACAGCATAAACACGAAAAGGAAAGCGAAATGACACAGAGATACCTGCGCAACACCAAAGATGGCTTCATCTACGGCTGGAACCCCATCCTCGCGAAGAACGCGTTGTGCGTGGAAGTGACCGAGGAAGAAGCCTTCCCTGAGCGGTTCGTCGACGAGAAGATTGTGGCCAAGGCCAAGAGGGCACAGGGCAAGCGCAAAGCCGGGCTCGAGTTGACTACGGATGACACCGCCGAAGAACCAGTGTATGTTGCACCGGAGATCGAAGCCGACGCGTCAAGGGATTTGCCTGAATGACCCCCGCAGATGTCATCACTGAAGCCCGCAAGCTGATAAGCGACGTCCGTGAAACGCAGCGGTATTCGGACGGTGACATGCTGGGCTTTGTAAACCAGACGCTCAAGCGCATGGCAATGTTCCGCCCCGATCTGTTTCTTCAGGTCGGGGAGATCACCACTACA